AGAAGTATGAGTTTTAAGAAAAATAAATATGCAATTATAAAAGGAGCAATATCAGAGGATCTTGCTAAATTTTGTTATGATTATTTCATGATGAAAAGAACAGTCGCACGCACGATGTTTGATACAAAATACATTAGTCAGTTTACGGAATACTTTGGCGTGTGGAACGATGCTCAAGTTCCTGAAACATATTCACATTATTCTGACATTGTAATGGAAACATTACTTGTAAAATTACTTCCTATTATGGAAGAGACAACAGGATTAAAATTAAATTCAAATTATTCTTACGCTAGGATTTATAAAAAAGGAGATGTATTACATCGTCATAAAGATAGATTCTCATGTGAGATATCTACCACTATGCATTTAGGTGGTGGTTGTTGGCCAATATATTTAGAACCGGATGCATCACAAGGAGGAGTTGATGAAAAAACCGGTAATTATAAAGCATCAAAAGCAAAAGGTGTTAAAGTAATGTTAGAGCCAGGTGATATGTTAGTTTACAGAGGAAATGAATTAGAACACTGGAGAGATAAATTAACTTTTGATGACTGTGGTCAAGTATTCTTACATTATAATAATGTTGAAACTAAAGGATCTAAAGAAAATATATACGATAGACGTCCACATTTAGGACTTCCAGCTTGGTTTAAAAAGTGATATACTTTTATCAAGTAGAGAAATAAACCACCATTCCACACCTTATTTCTCTACTTCTATACTTAACGACTAACATATTTTATAATGGACATTAAATATGCCATTAAAAAAGATACCATTACCACCAGGTTTTGATAAAAATGATACAGCATCTCAAGCAGAAGGACGCTGGATAGACGGAGATAATGTACGCTTTCAATACGGTTCTCCTGAAAAAATAGGTGGTTGGAGGCAGATTACTACATCTATATTAGTGGGTGCAGGTAGAGATATACATTCTTTCTTTGATTTAACAGGTAGACGTTATTTAGCTATTGGAACTAATAAAATATTATATATTTTATATGCAGGTGAATTTTATGATATTACACCTTTAAAGACGGCTTTAACTTCTTGTACGTTTGATACAACTACAGGATCTGCAACTGTAACTGTTAATAAAACAGCGCATGGTTTATCAGTTGGAGATTTATTTACATTTACAAGTGTAACTCCTCCTACAGGATTTACAGCACCGGATTTTACAACAAATACTTTTGAAGTAAAAACAGTTCCGACCACAGGAACTTTTACAATTACAATGGCTACAACTTCATCAGGTACAGCTTCCGCTTCTGGATCTGCAACTGTTAATCCTTATTTTCAAGTAGGACCTGTTATATCTACTTTTGGTTATGGTTGGGGTGCAGGACCTTGGGGAAGAGGTAATTGGGGAGATACAAGATCAGCATCAGACATAGATATTGATGCAGGCTCGTGGTCATTAGATAACTTTGGAGAATTATTAATAGCAACTATTAAAAATGGTTCAACGTTTAAATGGGATCCAAATGAAGGAGCAGGTGTGAATACAAGAGCAACTATTATTGCAGGTAATCCGACTGCTTCGGTTTTAACAAGAGTATCGGATAGAGATAGACATTTAATTCACTTTGGAACTGAAACAACCATAGGCACACCTTCAACTCAAGATCCAATGTTTATTCGTTTTTCTGATCAAGAAGATATTGAAATATATGAGCCAACCTCAACTAATACAGCAGGTACATTTAGATTAGATAATGGAAGTAGAATTGTTACAGCGGTAAAAGGTAAAGATTATATGCTTATTTTAACAGATGAAGCAGCATATACAATGCAATTTGTAGGACCTCCTTTTACATTTAGTATACGTCAGGTTGGATCTAATTGTGGTTGTATTGGACAACACGCAGCAGTATTCGTAGACGGAGCTGTATATTGGATGGGCGATTCTGGTAATTTCTTTGTATTTGATGGTACAGTTAAAACATTACCATCATCAGTTGAGGACTTTGTATTCACAACTCAAGGAGATAGTTTAGGTATTAATTTTGTACAAGGTGATACAGTATTTGCTGGTCATAATAGTTTATATACAGAAATTAGTTGGTATTATTCATCCGGTAGAACTTCAGAAACAAACAGTACTCCTTCAGAACAAAATAATAGAATAGCAACTTATAATTATGAATTACAATCTTGGACAACAGGAACTCTTTCTAGAACTACATATGAAGATGCACATGTATTAGAAAATCCTACAGCTTCTAAATTTGAACCTAATTTAACTCCAACTTATCCTGTCATCAATGGAGTAAGTAATGGAGGTAGTTATTTATTTGAACATGAAGTAGGGGTTAATGAAGTATTAAATTTAACATCTACTAGCACAACAAGTGTTGCTATATCTGCATTTATTAAATCAGGAGACTTTGATTTAGATATAGAGGGAGACGGTGAATTTTTTATTAAAATAAGAAGATTTATACCTGATTTTAAATATATAGATGGTAATGCTAAAGTAACTTTATTCTTTAGAGCTTATCCAGCAGACACAACCACGGCACAGGGACAAACAACAGTAGGACCCTTTACAGTAACATCAACAACAGATAAGATAGACACGCGCGCGCGAGGAAGACTTGCAGCAATTAAAATTGAAAACGATGCAATAGACACTAACTGGCGTTATGGTATATTTAGAGTGGATATACAACCAGACGGCAGAGGTGGTAGTGCTCCACAAATATAATGACTAAAATAAATATTTATATTCCAGAACCACAAGATCCTTACACGGTTAATAATTTTAGACAAATTAACCAAACGCTAGAGACTTTACAAAATCAATTAAATACTTCATATCTTAATGAAATTAAAAATGAACAAGTAAGATTTGAGTGGTTTATTAGCTAATGGCAAATTTTTATAAAAATCAAGGTTTTGTTTTAGGTACAACTTTAACAACTATATTAACTATTAATACTAGTTCAGTTGGAATTGTTAAAAGCATAAGTGTAACGAATGAACATAACAATAATAATTTAGTAGAGTTGTATTTACATGATGCTTCAGCAAGTGCTAACTTTGAATTTTTTCATATAGATATGGGTGCTGATAGTACTGAACAAGCAGCAGGACAAGTTTTAAATTTAGAAGCAGGAGATAGTATAAAAGCTCAAGCTGAAGTAAGTGGTGTAGCTAAAGGTGTTATAAGTTATTTATTGATAGATAGATCACAGGAGAATGGCTAGAAAAGTAAGTATAGGAAACGGTGCGTACATAAAACAAACCAATAAAAAAAGACCTGGGCGACATAGTAAAAGACCCAATAAAAGAAATAGTCGTAAGGAATATCGTGGACAGGGAAGACGTTAATAGTATATAATAATAGTTTATGAAAACTACAATAATAGATGGAGTTGAAGTTCCAGTTCTACCTGCAAAAGCTGTAGAAATAATTAAAAACAAAGTCACAGGAGAAATTTATGATTCTATGGCTGAGTTTAATGCAGATGTAGCAAATCCTAATACTCCAACTAAAGCAGAAGATTTACAAAGAGACGTTCAAATAACAGTTGCATCTTTATCAGTATTTGGTAAAACCAAATAATGAAACCATACGGTGGTACCGAAATTCAACTAGAATACTTACACAAGTACGTAGCAAAAGAACTTCTTGATAAAGTTAATATCACAACATCTATTCCAGAAAAAACACCTTTACTAATAGATAAAACAAATATCCTTTGGGTACATAATAGTTACGATCAACCCAATCTTTATCCTTGGTTCAAGAATAAATTAAATCACAGAAAGTATGATTGGTACGTGTTCAATTCACACTGGACATATGAAAAGTATAGAATGATATTTGATATACCAACCGATATATCATTAGTTATCAAAAATGGATTTGACGATGATTTAATAGTTAAATCTGAATTTAAACCCAAAGATAAATTAAAGCTTGTTTATACTTCTACTCCTTGGCGTGGACTAGATGTTTTATTAATGGCTATGGAACAAATTAAAACTGATAAAGTAGAAATAGATATATATTCAAGTACACAAATATATGGAGACGCATTTAAAGCAATATCAGATAATCAATTTACAGTTTTATATGATAAAGCAAAAACAATTAAGAATGTTAATTATAAAGGTTATTTAAATCATAAAGAATTAATGAAGGTGCTTCATACTTATGATTGTTATATTCATCCATCAACATTTGAAGAAACATTTTGTTTAGCGGCTATGGAATCGTTAGCCTGTGGACTCGTAGCAGTGACCACGGACCTCGGTGCTTTATATGAGACATGCGCTGAATTTCCAATTTATGTACCTTATCTAAAAGATAAAGAAGCATTAGCTAAACAATTTGCAGGGGCTATTGATGTATTACCTGATTTTGTTAACAGTTTAAATGCAGATGCTATGAAATTTCAAATGCAGTACTATAGACAATTCTATCATTGGAATGTAATAAAGACATATTGGGAAAGATTTTTAAATGGCATCTAACGCACCGATAAGTATATTCGTAGGAACACCTGTTCATTCAGATGTATCCATTCATTATTTTAAAGCTTGTTTAGAATTTCAAAAAGAATGTTTTATTAGAAAAATACCTGTAATGTTTCAGGTTATGAAAAGTAGTTTAGTAACACAAGGAAGACAACTTTGTGTATCTGGTTTTATGGGAACAAAGGCTACTCATTTATTATTTATAGATTCAGATATATCTTTTAATTATAAAATGGTTGAAAGAATGTTAAACTATGACAAAGATATTTGTTTAGTGCCTTACCCTATCAAAGGTTTAGACTTTGAAAAAATTAAACAAAGAATTAAAGAAGGATCAACATTAGATCCAAGAGTATTAGGTAATCAATATACAATGTCAGTTCCAGACCCAAATAATGTAAAAGTTGAAAATGGTTTTATAGAAGTAGAAAGAGGTCCCGCAGGTTGTATGTTAATTAAACGATCTGTAATAGAAGCTTTAATAAAAGAATATCCTGAGTTTACTATAAATCAACATACATTAATTGATGGTAAATTAGTGTTAAGAGAACATATGTATAATTTCTTTGATACATATTGGGATTCTAAAGCTAAGACATATACAGGTGAAGATTTTTATTTCTGTAAATTAGCAAAACATGCTGGTATAAAAATGTATGCTTTAGTAGATGAATACATATCTCATCATGGAGAATTTAGTTATACTGGTAGATTAATAGATGAGTTTAAAAAGACCGAAACAGCTACACAAATTGACGGTAAAAATATCAATAGTGATATAGATCCAACATCGCTTGATATTGCTAAGAGCTAGTAAATTCGTTAAAATAGGCGAATATATTAATATATTAGTAACATATGGCATTACCAGCATTTTTAATACCTGCATTAACAGGATTCGCAATAAGCAAACTCACAGGAGCAAGTACTAAGAAAGCATTACAAAGTGCTTTGTTAGGAGCAACTGTTGGAAGTATCACTGGAGGATTTGGTGCTGACAAAGCTGCAGCAGGTGTAAGACAAATGGGAGATGCTTCAGTAGCTGAAGCGGTTGCTAATAAAGGAACAGCTTCTGGTCTTGGCTCTTTTTTTAGTGGTGAAAATTTTTCTAAAATGGGTGCAGATGCAAGTAAGTTTTTAGGACAAAAAATTCCAGGTCTTGGAGACACTACAGTTGGTCAAGGCGCTTTATATGGAATAGGTGGAGGACTTTTATATAAATCTTTTTTAGATTCAGCTAAAGCTCCAAAAAAATCTTTATTTTATGGTGCCAATGTTAATTATGCAGATCCAAGAATTTATTCTCAAGTAGGTCCCCCAAAATTTAAAGTAGGACAATATGATGATCAAGGTAATATGACTGCAACAGCTATACCTGGATCTGAAAGTTATGTGCCGCCAGAAGCTGTATATGCTTCAGGTCAAGTACCAGGTATGCCTTATAAAGTAGCTGAACAAATGATTACAGCTAAAGAAGGTGGTCTTGCAACATTAAAAGGAATTAAAAAATATAATATGGGAGGTCAAGTATTACCTTCTAAAGTAACTCATGATGAAAATGATATTAACAATTATGTTAGAGCAAATGGACATATAATGGATGGAACAGGTAATGGAGATAAAGATGAAGATACTGTTCTTGCTCAACTTGCAGATGGAGAATTTGTAACTAGAACAGATGGTGTTCTTGGTGCGGGAATCATTGCTGGTGCTAATCCTAATAATATGAAGCAAATGAGAGAAAAAGGAGCTAAGTATTTTTATGAACAACAAGCAAGATTTAAAAGAGTTTTTGATTTATTACAACAGTCTAAAGCAGAGGCTGCCTAATGCACTTGATACAGTTCAAGCCGGAAGAGATTGATAAAGTCTGGCCGCTTGTAAAAGATAAAATTCAAGCAGCATTAGATAGGAATTTTAATCCTAAAGACCATTGGCATGTTAAAGAACAATGCAAATTAGGTCTTGAACAGTTATGGGTTATTGTTGATGATAAGGATGATATACACGGAGTTTGTGTATCTTCTATTGTTAAACAACCTAACTATAACGTTGGGATAGTTAATATGGCCACTGGTCATGATCTACCTTTATGGGTTGATCAGATTAAAGAATTTGAAAAGTGGGCTAGTAAAAACTATGGGATTAAAAAAATAGAAATATTTGGGAGACCAGGATGGAAACGAATGTTAGCACCATTAGGATTTACATTCAGTCATGTGCAAATGGATAAATTTATAGGAGGAGTACACTAATGGGTGGTTCATCAGGTGGTGGTGGAGGCGGTTCAGCTCCAGCAATACAAACACAAATAGTTAGAGAAGCTCCTGGTATTGAGGAACGTAAGATTGGTTTAATGGACATAGGTTTAAACCTAGGTTCTCAACCAGTTAACATACCACAGTTTCAAGTAGCACAGCCCACGGCTCTCGAACAACAAGGATTTCAACAAGCTGGAACTACAGGTGTAGGTGCTCCTACAGTTCAACAAGGTATTGCTTCATTACAAGCTGGTCAGGGTGCAACATTACAAGCATTACAAGGACCAAATATAAATCAATTTTTTAATCCATATCAATCATATGTTATTGATGAAGTAACACGACAAGCACAACAAGCGCAAAATAAATTAGGTGCTCAAGCAATTGGTAGTGGTGCATTTGGTGGTGGAAGAGAAGGTGTTCAACAAGCCGAGATCGAAAGAGCAAGACTCGCGAACATCGGACAGTTACAAGCAACAGGATTTCAAACAGCTGCACAATTAGCAGGCCAACAACAACAAATT